GTGCTGGCGCTGAAGGCAGACGCTGACGATCTGGGAGACGAGATCGATTTGCTCCGAATCCTCATATGGAGAAAGATGAAAAGTGCAAAGGCCAACAGTGGTGCCGAGGGAGGAGCAGACGATGATGCAGCAGCTGGAATCGATGCGGAGGCAATCAGGCGCTTTGTGGGCACGCTCTGCCAGGCGGTCAGAATCAGATACTCTCTCAGCGGCAAAGGCACGCGGAACCTGGAAGAAGCGGCGGAGACAGTGCTGGCGGAGATAGTCGACGAACTTGGAAAACCGCGATGCGCTGAAATGGCCCAAGGTGATCGAGTGGCTGGGAGCGATGGGAAAATGGAGGGAGTGGTTATCGATGGTACTGGGTAAAACGGTAGCTGGCCTAGTGAGGAAGCCTACGAGGAGGCGGATCGAAGAGTCTAATCGACCTGTTGTGGAAGAAAGGCCTGGCTGCGCCTTCGGGCTGGTAACGCGCAAAGGGCTGGAAGACCTCTCCAAGGACTTCGAGCGTCTGGAGAGCAAGATCAACGGTCTCATCTTCGGCGTCATTATCACCGTGCTCCTGGAAACCTGGAAAGCGATGGGATGAGGGATCAAGCATTGAGGATGGAGAGAGATTTAATGGAAAGGGCACTCAGGGCACTGTTCACCGACATTGAGGTGTTCAGCCGCAAGGTCGTTCGGCGGCCTCTAAGGCGCTATCAACTCGACCCTGCTCGGGCCATCCTGGCTTCCGTCGGGAATCGCCAGGGCCAGAGCATAACCGTGATGATGGCCCGACAGGCAGGGAAGAACGAGTTGAGCGCACAGCTCGAATGCTTCCTACTGAATCTCTTCCAGCAGCACCCTCTGAACGTGGTCAAGTGCGCGCCGACCTTCAAGCCACAGATCATAAACAGCAAGCAAAGACTGGAGCAGACGCTGCAAAACCCCTTGAACAGGGGCAAGTGGCAGGGGGAGTGGTCGTACATCGTGCGGTTGGGAGAGGCACGCTGTGTGTTCTTCTCCGCTGACGAGAGCGCTAACGTGGTCGGAGCGACTGCTCATCTGCTGCTTGAGTTTGACGAGGCGCAAGACATTTCCATCGAGAAGCACGACAAGGATTTCATCCCGATGGGCGCTACTACCAACGTCACTCGCGCTTACTACGGCACAGCATGGGGTGAGCATACCCTGTTGGAGGTCATACGCAGGGAAAACGAGGCTCTGGAAGCGCGGGACGGCATCCGGCGCAACTTCGTGTATCCGTGGTGGGTCGTGGCCGAGCACAATCCGTTGTACGCGAAGTACGTGGAGGGCGAGCGGGCGCGCCTGGGAGACTCTCATCCGTTGTTCAGGACACAGTACAAGCTGGAGACGCTCTCGGGGACGACTGGGTTTCTCAGCGTACAGCAGCGTGCGCAGATACAGGGCGACCATCCACGTGCGCATCGTCGCGAGGGTGAGGCGGTGTACGTGGCCGGCGTGGACATAGCCGGGAAGGATGAGGAGGCCGCTGACGCGCTGCTGCGATTGGTGAAGCCTCGGAAAGACAGTACGGTGATCACGATTGGACGGTTGGACTTCTCGCCAGTGTCGGACGCGATTCTGGAACCGCGCATCCTGGTTGTGGAGCACTACTACTGGACCGGACACAGCCACCGCGAGCAGTACGAGCAGATGCTGGACGTGCTGCGGTCGGTGTGGAGCTGCTCGCGCGTGGTAGTGGACGCGACGGGAGTAGGCGCCGGGGTGGCGGACTTTCTGCTGGCGGCGCTTGGTGATTTGATCGTCGAGCCATTCGTGTTCACGTTGCCGAGCAAGAGCAAGCTTGGGTACGAGCTGTTGGCGGCGGTCAACTCGGGGCGGTTCAAGATGTATGCGCCGGATGGGTCCGAGGAGTGCGCGGAGTTCTGGCGGCAGTGCGAGAGGGCGGAGTACTCGGTGAAGACCAACCAGGTGTTGAACTTCTACGTGCCGGAGAGGGAAGGGCACGACGATTTCTTGATGTCTGCGGCGCTCTTGGCGCACGCAGCTTCGGGGTACGGCGTGGAGGCCGCAGGCGACGTGGTTCGGCGACCGGTGGATTACCAGGACGGGAGGTACTGATGAGCTGGCGTGACCGTGTGGCGAGTCTCTTGTTCGCAGATATTATTGACCGGCGAGTAAGGGAAGCGAGTCTGGCGGAGGAGGACCGGCTGTGGCGGTCGATTTCCTCTGCAGTGGGGACGCGGGATCTTAACTATCGGGAGCTAGTGGAACAGATGAACGACTCGGTAGAGGCTTACCGGGTGAATCCGCTGGCATTCCGCATCGTGGAGCTGACGACGGACTTCGTCCTGGGGCGAGGGATGCAGGTGAGGTCCCCTGACAAGAGTGTGGATGGGTTTGTCCAGGATTTCTGGCGGCATCCGATGAACCGGATGGGGATTCGGCAGTTCGATCTGTGCACAGAGCTGGCGCTGTCGGGGGAGCTGTTCGTGACGTTCCATACCAACCCGTACGATCGAATGACGTATGTGCGGATGGTTCCGGCGGTGTCGATTGACCGGATCGAGGCTAACCCGAACGACCTGGAAGACGAGCGGCGCTTCCATCGGGTGGGGATCGTGCCCGCCGTGGTCGATGGGCTGGACTGGGCTGGCGAGATCGAGGGCGGAATCGAAGGGCGTTGGTGGGAGGCCGGAGAGTGCCGCCACTTTGCAGTTAACCGTGTGGTTGGGGCAATTCGTGGTCAGGGGGACCTGGTGCCGGTGCTGCCGTGGCTCCGGCGATATAAGGACTGGCTCACCGATAGGGTCAGAATCAACAAATTCAAGGGCGCATTTCTTTGGGACGTGCAACTCATGGGGGCGGACCGCGGGGCGATCGCTCGGCGGCAGGGCGAACTATCGGTAGCGCCCAACCCGGGATCGGTGATAGTGCATAACGAGAAGGAAGTCTGGAAGGCGGTCCAGCCCGAGATCGACGCGGAGGCGGTGGAGCCGGACGGGAAGGCCATGCGGCTGATGGTGGCCGCAGGGGCAGGTATTCCGCTGCACTTTCTGGCAGAAGGTGAGAGCGCGACACGGGCAACGGCCAAGGAGATGGGAGGGCCGACGCTGCGGCACTACGAGCGTCGCCAGCTCTATTTTGCGTACGTGCTGTGCGAGATCGTGCGCGAGGCGGTGAAGCGCTCAGGCCGGTTTTCGGGGAAGGAGGTGGTTCTGGAGGCGAAGTACGAGGACCTCTACACCGAGGACAACGTGCGGATAGCGCAGTCGGCAAGGCTGATTGCCGAGGCCCTAAGACTCTCGCAGGAGAATGGTTGGTTCTCAAGAGAGGAAGCGAGGAAGGTTTTTCAGCGGTTCTGCTCGGAGCCGTTGGGGGAGATGTAAGAGTACGCTTGGGGAAGCAGTGCAGGAGGTGATTAATTGGCGGGGCTGACAGCCGAGGAACGAGCGAAGCTTTCCGACAGCGATTTTGCGGTGCCTGGGAAGCGGCTACTGCCGATTCACGATCGGGAGCACGCGGAGCTGGCGTGGCGGATGCTGGAGCGGACAGAGGGACTTACAAGAGAGGAGAAAGCGGAGGCCAAGCGTCGGATCATAGCCAGGCTGAAGGAATTTGGCGCGGATACGTCCGGTTATCGGGAGGCGTGTGTGGACGAGAAAACTCAGAGCGACCCCACAGGTGTGGGAGTTTGGGGCCAGGAGCCGGAGGCCGGTGTAGGAGCGCCTCGGGAAGCGCCGGTGGCGGAGGCAGTGCAGTTTGAGGGGGATATGCTGGAGGCTGCGCGCCGTTCTGGAGAGCGGGCGGTCGAGGTTACGATCATTCGGCCGGGAGTGTCGAGCAACCGGCACGAGTGGCCAGAGGATGTGCTGCGAGCGAGCGTGCCCCTCTGGGAGGGCGTGGCAGCGTTCTGTGACCATCCGAGTTGGATCGATCAGAGCAGGGCTGGGGGACGGAGCGTGCGGGACCTGGCGGGGGTGTACACAAATCCGCGTTGGGAGAACGGTGTGCGGGCGACGCTGCGGTTCAATGCGCAATCTGCGTGGCTGTACGACCTGGTATGTGAGTCTGTCCGCGACCGAGAGGCGGGCAAGGCGGTTCCGCCGATCGGGATCTCGGCGGATGTTCTGGTATTCCGGGAGCGGCTGATGGACCGCTGGAAGGTGCACCAGATTCGGTCAATCACGTCGGCCGACATAGTGTTTAAGCCGTCCGCAGGCGGGCGGTTTGAGCGAATATTGGAAGGGAGGTTGTCAGAGTTGGGCAAGGGGAGTCACGATGTGGAGAATGCCAGCGAGGCGTCGGTGGGTGGAGTTGGAACAGTAGCGATGCCAGCAACGGTGGCTGGAGCAGCGCCGCCAGTGGCGGTGGCTGAGAGCGCCCAGGGCATGCAGGGTGAGCTCGCAGCAGCGCGGGAAGCGCGAGCGGCGATCTGCGGTCTGCTGCTGGAGCAAAAGCTGGCCTCAAGCGGGCTGCCGGAGAAAGCGCAAGAGCAACTGCGAATACGCTTCTCTGGCCGGGTGTTTGAGGCGGTGGAACTGGACCAAGAGGTGAACGCAGTGAAGGACCTTCTGGCCAGCGTAGTGCAAGGCCAAGTGGTGCAGGGAATGGGTGTTGGAGCAACGCGGGTGCAGATGGGCCGTACGCCTAAGGAGAAGGTATACCTAGCGTTAGAGAGGCTGTTCGGTCTGCCGGTAGAGGATACATCGGTGCCGAAGCTTTCGGGGATACGTGAGGCTTACGTGCTGATCACCGGCGATAAGGGTTTCACGGGGCACTACAACTGGGAGGAGTCCATCGTGCGGGAGGCCGATGAGGTGACCACGGCGGTGATGGCAGATGCGGTGGCCAACGTGCTGAATAAGCGGCTGGTAGCGGACTACAAAGCGCAGACGTTCTGGTGGCGGCCAGTGGTGGCGTTGACGTCGTTGAAAGATATGAAGTTGCAGACGCGGGTTCTGCTGAATGACTTTGCAGCGCTGTCGACGGTGGCGGAGAACGGGGCGTACGCGAACCTGGCGTGGGGTGACAGCAAGGAGACCTACACGCCAACTAAGCGAGGAAATCTGGTTACGGTCACGCTAGAGATGATCATGAACGACGATCTCCGGTCAGTGGCGCGGATACCTTCGAAGCTGGCAGCATCGGCAGCGGTGACGCTGAACGAGTTTGTTAGTGGGCTGTTCACTGCGAACGCCGGGGCAGGACCGGCGATGGCCGACGCGGTGAACGTTTTCGCGGCTGGGCATCAAAACAACACCGGGGTAGCGGTGCTGGATGGCACAGCGCTACAAGCGGCGATCACGACGATCCACAAGATGCAGAACTCGGCGGGGAAGCGAATCGGTTTGACCCCGCGGTACCTGCTGATTCCGCCGGATTTGCTGTGGACGGCGAGAACGCTGCTGGAGAGCGTGATGTTGCCGGGGTCGCCGAACAACGACAAGAACGTGCTGCAGGGGCTTCTGGATATCATCGTGGTCCCACAGTGGACAGACGCCAACAACTGGTACGTGATGTGTGATTCGCAGCAGATCGAGTGTATCGAGCTCGGTTTCCTGAACGGGCGAGAGGAGCCGGAGTTACTGGTGCAGGATAATCCCACGGATGGAGCAGTATTCACCCACGACGCAATCGCGTTCAAGGTCCGGCATATCTACGGCGGAGGCTGGTTGGATTACCGTGGAGCTTATGGATCGATCGTTGCGTGATAAGTAGCTATCAGCGATTAGCTTTCAGGCTGGCCCATTCTCCGAGGATGGCTGGCAGCCTCCTACGTTCAGGGTAGGTAGCTCAACGATTTCGCAAAATGCTTAGGAGTTTCTATGCTGGCAGTGAAGTCACTACCAGCATAGAAACCAGAATCGCAGGCGCCGCAAGGCACGAAATTAGCTAAGGATCGATGGCGAAGTCGAGGAGGAGATAAAAGGAGTAAGGCATGGATCTCGTGGAGATGCGCGGAGACGTGGAGAATGACCTGAAGGATACGTCGAACGTGCGGTGGACAGACGCGGAACTCGATCGGGCGATAGAGCGGGCAGTGCAGGAGTACCAGGTGGCGAATCCGATTATGGGATATGTTGATATTCCTCTGGTGGAAGGGCAGTACGTGTACGATCTCTCCAGTGAGGCGGGGTATATGTGGTGCGAGGCGGTAGAGTACCCTATCGAGGACGAGGATGGACCGGTGTATCTGGCCTTTCGAGAGGATCGAGCCCAGAAGAGGGTGTGGATCAATCCGAGGGCGCAGACCTCGCGTGGAGAGGAGCCGGAGTTAACGGCGGGGGAGGATTGCCGCTTCTGGTACGCCAAGGCGCATACTCTGACGGTGGACTCGTCAACGATTCCGATGGAGCACGAGGACCTGATAGCGGCGGGAGCAGCGGCGTTCGCGGGGCTGGCGATGTCGGCGTATGCGATCGACCGTATTGGGTCGAACGCCCTTACTCCGCAGCAATGGAGAGACTGGGCAGAGAAACGGCTGGCGGATTTCCGTGAGCGTCTGGAGGCGCTACGTCTGGCACGAGTGTCGGGCGTGGGTGGCCACGTCGTCAATTGGGGAGGTTCCGTGTGACGGTGCACATCGGCTACCTGGTGCGCTATCGGAAGCCAGCAGAGGGCTGTGAGTTATGGACACATCGATCAATAGTGTCGGGGAGAGTTTGCCATAGGGGGTGATCGCTTGCTGTTGGGCAGGGTTTACGTCGCAGATGTTCGTGCGAGGTTAGAGCATACATTTCGTGCGGAGGATGGATCGAGGTATGGGCAACGGCCATTCGAAGCGATACGTCGGATAATCATTCACCACGTGGGAGGCCCCTTGAACAGGGACTGCACTGCGGAGGAAATCGCCGGGTATCACGTGCGGACACAGGGCTGGCCGGGGATCGGGTATCATTTTCTGGCGCACCAGGACGGGCGCCTGGAATACGTGGGGGACCTAGCGACTGTACGGTATCACGTGGGGTTGATCAACGGGGAGTCTATCGGAATCTGCCTGGCAGGCAATTTCAACAGAGAGAAGCCTCCACAGCCGCAATTGATGCGGGTGAACATGCTGGTCAGCGGCCTGTGGCGCGAGCTGGGCCGGTACGTGCCGGTGCTTGGGCATCGGGATGTCTGGCAGCTAACCGGTTACGGGTTTACCGAGTGCCCGGGGGATACCTGGGCGGAATGGCGTGCGCGGGTGATTCCGGCAATTGGGAAGGAGCAGCCGTTGTGATTGCTTTGCCGGTGGCGCTACAAGGGGCGCAACAGGAGACGAGTCGAAGGCCGTACGTGGAATGCTACATAGATGACCGGCCGGTGGAGATGCCTCGGTTGGAGTGGACGGAAATCTACTCGGAGGGAGAGGAGGGCTGGTCCAACGCAGCGGTGGTGGCCTTCGATGGGGCGATTGTACGGGCGAGGTCGGCGCTGGTGGGTGGTGTTTATCAGTTGCAGGTGCAGCGGATCACGGACCCTGAGGTAATGGGGCAATGGACGGCGTGGTCGGTGCTGGTGGGGAGTATGAGCCCGTGGTATGGCAGGATGGCATTGCAGGCAGACGACGCGAGTCCGACAGTGCGGGTGTTCTACGTGGACGCGACGCAGAAGGTCCTGTACTGTCGAGTGAGCGGTGACAACGGAGCAACGTGGGGCACTGACCAAGTGGTGTATGACATGACGGGCACAGGGTTCATCGTGCGTGCGGTGGCGGCGGATGGACGACACTCGGATACGCGTGTGGTGTGGGTATTTGATCCGGGGGGCGTGGACCCTGACGATTATCTGTGTGTGAGTGAGTGGAACCCGTCGTATGGATGGCTGACGGTGGCGGACGTGGATCAGCGATATGCGTCGGTTCACAGCCTGGGCGTGGGGCACGGTGACGACAACACGCTGTACATCCTAGTGGCGTCGACAGTGGCAGGAACGCTGGCCCTGGGACTGCGGAAGTACGTGATCGGGGCGGGGTTTCAGGGAAACTTCGACATGCTGACGCCAGGGGATGGGTCTGGGTACGCTTACAGGTGTCCTTATGTACGGGTACCGCAAGGGTCGGAGCAGCGTTTCATGTACGTCTACGCCGAGTATGTGGGTGGGGTTATCAACGGGTACAGGCTGGTGATGACTCCGGCAAGCGATTGGCTGGCAAATGAGGTGCCACTGGACATCCAGGCACTAAGGGGAGCTGTGCTGCTGAAGCGGTCGGGTTACTGGTATCTGGTGTGTTCTTACCGTGCACTGCGAGCACGGGCCTATGAGGCAGCAGTCGATCGGGTGGACGTATCGGGGGATGTGAAAGCGCTGGAGATCGAGGAGACGGCGATGCATGCTGGGCGGATGGTGGTGGTGCTGGACAACGCGGATGGAGCGTACAAGGACGCCGGGGTGAGCGGGACGTACAAGTGCGTGCGGGAGGGGAGCCGAGTAGCGGTGAAACTGGGCTACGAGACGGCGGAGGGGAATCTGGCGGTGTGGGCCTCCCCCTGGTGGATCGAGGGGGTATTCTTCGAGGACGATAAAGGAGAGGGGAACCTGCGGCTGGAATGCATAGATGCTTGGGGATGGCTGGAGCGGCTGAAAGCGCCACGGCAGGTGACGTTCACGAACCAGACGCTCAACTACATTCTGCTGCGAGTGTTGTGGTCGGTTTGCGGGATAGCGGATGGGCTGCTGCACTCCAACCTGGACGTGACGGTGCCGACATTCACATGGATACCAGGGGAGAGCCTGGCATCAGTGGCAAGGCGGATACTGGAAATGGCTGGGCTATGGCTGCGGTTCAAGACGGTGCAGACGTCGGACGGGGCAAGCTGGGACAGTGTGGGAGTTGAGGTAGTGCAGCTGGGATCAGGGGCATCGAGCTATTCCTACGGGCCAACTGCTCATCCCGTGTCGTGTGGGCAGTATGGGATACGGGGGCTACGGCCGAACGACTTTGCCGTGGAGGGGCTGACACATGTGGGGTATCAGGTAGACTACGACGGTATTCGGGACGTTGGGCGGCGTCTGTTTCAGCGTGAGGTAGATCGGCACCTGGACACGCAAGCGAAGGTAGATGCGCTGGCAGATTACCTGGAATATGCAGCGCGCGTTGGGACCCAGCGGGGCTTTCTGGAGGCTGGGGCGAACGTAGGACAACAGGTGGGAGACGTGGTGGATATCACGGACGCGAGGGCGAATCTGGCAGGGGCTCTGCGGCGAGTGGGAGGGGTGAGGATCGATCTGGATCGGAAGCGGGGGCGATTTAAGCAGCGTGTGGAGTTGGTGAGGGTATGAGTGATGGATGACGAATGGTGGGGGGTTCAGGAGTATGGAAATTCGGCGGGCGACGGTTAGGGGGTTTGACGCGGGGACGTACAAGGCGACGGTGCAGCTGGAGGGAAATCCGCATTATCTGAGTGGGGTGCCGGTTAACCGCGGGATAGCTGGGGCGGACATGGCAGCTGGTCGGTGGTGTATGGTGGTGTTCGTGGATCCGCACGAGCCATCGGACGCGATGGTCATTGGTGTGTACTGA